AGATGCAACACCCTTGACCAACTGCTTCCCAACTGATGGTTGTTTTGCAGTCTTGACGCCAATTGCCTTATTGATGCCGCTTCTGATCTGACCTTTAACGGCCCCAGTCACAGCCTTAGTCACTGCGCCTTTTGCGATGTTTGCAAGCGCATCAGTTTTTGATCCTGTGGTGCTTGCTTGATTCAAGCCGCCAGTTGTTGCGGCATCTGCGGCTGAATCTACATTCAAGCGGGTGTCGCCAGACTGCACTTGCGTCAAACCACCAACGGTATCAGTTGAGCCAGTGTCAGCAACAATGTTGCCTGCACCAGTATCGGTAATGACATCATCTGCTTTCACGACAACAGTGTTTCCGCCAGCGTCTGTGACCACGGTGTCTGTGGTGTCTGCACCCTGATCACCAGTTACTGCGGTCAAGCCACCAACAACATCAGTGCCTGTATCAATGTCCGATCCACCAGTCAACTCAGTGTTTATCGTGCCAAGGCCACCCACGGTGGTGTCGCCCGTTGTATCAGTTGTCGTGTCGCCTGTCGTACCCAGCGTTGTGTCCAGCGTTGTATCGCCAGAGTCAAGATTTTGAATTATGTCGGCGACACTATCCAAGCCACCAGAATCACCGATGATGGTCGAGCCAGTTGTGTCGCCACTGTTCAGGACAACATCTGTAACACTGTCTGCGCCACCAGAGCCAGTAAGTGTTGAGCCAGTTGTTGTGTCGGCGCTGTTCAGGTTTGTATCAACAACATCGGTTGCGCCAGTTGTGCTTGTATCGCCAGTGAATGTGCTGTCTACACCTGTGTTGTCAACGCCTATGTTGGAAACAGTGACATCAGAAACAATGTCTGACGATACGCCAGCGCCATCGGTTGCCAAGTTCAGCGTGGTTGATGCGCCAGTTGTATCAACTGAATCAAAAGTTGAAGCAACATTTTCAAATGTGCTGGTGACCGTTGCGCTAGAGGTGTCAACAGTAGTCACGCCAGAATCAAATCCCGCCACAAAATCAGTGTTGGCCGTAGTGCCCACCGATTCCATTGCAGTTGTTGCGGTGCTGATCACTGAATCAGAAACAACATTGGTGAGTTGTGTTACGCCACCGCCAACAACGGTTCCGACAAAACCGCCAGCAAAGCCGTCACCAAATTCACCACCTTTAACCTCTGCCATGACTCCACTAACAAGCCCCTTGCCAATACCGTCAGAAACAATATTGGCAACTGTGGAATTAACTCCAGATTCAATAAATGTAGATGAAAGAGAGTCTGAAACTGGGCCAGCAACTTGAACACCCAACTGGCCTCCAAGATAAGATGTGCCAGCAGACAGAACCATGTCCCCAAGATCACCGCCACGCGCACCAGTAACTATGGCGGAAGTCACATAAGGCGGGATACCAATGGCCGCGCCAGCAATTTGCAGAAGCACAGGCAAAGGATCGTCAAGAACCTTTTGGACGGTATCGCCAACAAACTCAAGAGCGTCACCGACTACATCAACAACGCTTTCTACGACATCGCCAACGGCTTCAAATACATCACCAACAGCGTCAAATGCATCTTCAATTAAATCTGCTACCGCGCTCATTTTTATTCCTTATCAGGCCGCGCTGGCCCCAACTTGACCGTCACGCGGAAACCTGTTTTGGTTTTCTCTGCGCGGTAGCCCATGCCTTCTTGCGGAGGGTTTCTTGAGATGCCCTTAAAAATGTTCATAATTGTCGGGTCTTGAAAGTCGCTCACAAGAATGTCAAAGCCCATCTTGTATGCGTCTTGAATAAATTGATAGGAGTTGTCCAGATAATTTCTGGCTGTGTCAGCATTTAGAGCGCGGAAGGTTCCAATACGGCCCTTGGCGTGATGCATCAGAAACACGGTATTGCCTTCTCGGTAGGTGCTTGTGCCTTCCAAGTTCATCTCTTTTACGAGAGCCGCATAGACTTGCTCTGGGGAATAAGGAGACTTCGTCTGTTGAGCCGCAATCATCAAGATTGCCTCAGAACTAAGTTGCTTCTTTTTGCTATCGACCAGCATCACATCCCCTTAAATATTGCGGCGGAATAGATGTTTCCCATCCCAGCCGCCAGACTCAGTATCAAACCATCAGGTGGACTTGTCGATTTCGAAAGGAATACCGAATCGTTTTCAGTTCGGTTCTCAATCGCTGGCACAAATCCCGCCTTGATGTCGCCCAATAACAATAAAGTTTCAAGCAGTCCACTGCTTCCCATCGTATGACCAATTTTTTGTTTATACGATGTCGCAATGAACCCTTGTAGCGTTTGGTTCAAGGCGCTCTTTTCGGCCTTGTTGTTGGACGCTGTTCCAGTTCCGTGGGTTTTGACAATTTTAATCTGATCTGCCCTTGTATGGGAATAGTGCAATACGCCCTCAATAACCTTTTTGAAGCCCTCACCATCCTCACACTGCCCAATTGCGTTTGTAGATCGTTCTGACGCGTTGTAGGCACCAATCAGGGCGGCGTGTGGGGTAACTCTCTGGCGGGAAACGGCGCTCTCAGACTCGAACACCGCAAAAGCGGCTCCCTGCCCAACTCTAAACCCACTGTTTACCGAGTCAAAAGCGGATGGCTTTATGCCTGTGTCCTCTTGTTTTTGGGTTAGTACGGCCTTGGAGTCGCCAAAAAACTCCAGCACGGCGTTTGATACGCCGTCCTCGACAGTCAGCACAATCACGCGGTCATAGTCGTAGAAGTCGATCAGGTTGACCACATCCATCATCACTTTAAGGCTGGAGGCGCAGGCTGACGAGTCGGTGGTCACCATATCCATGTCGCCGCAGGACTGGGCTATACGGCCAGCGTAGACCTGTGTCAGGGTGAACGGCAGGAACTTGTAGGTGTAGGTCAGGCGCGAGTCGTAGGGGCGCTGGCCGATGCCAGCAAAGTGCGCATTGCCTGCGGCCAGAATGAAGGCAGTCTTGCCAACAGGGTTCTCGCGCAGATAGGTCAGCAACTCAGGGTCAAGAACCTTCTCGGCCAACTTGTGGGGCACATAGACCAAACCAGACTTGGCTCGGTTGTAAGTCTCAGGAAACCAATTGACCTTCTGGGGGTAGATGATGTCGTCAAACAACTCGACATTGGTCGTGGAGGCTGTGCGGTAGTGCGTGAGGTAGATCATTTGCACACCTCGGCCACTTCTTCCATTGAGGCAGGCTCTTTGGTTTTGTTTGCCATCACAAGGTCGTGCAACTCTTGCACAGAGGTGGGTGTCCACTCCTTGCTGACTGCGTCATCAATCCCGTAGAGGTCATCGAAGTACATCAACATGACCAAACCATCCAGACTGTCCAATCCAATGTCTTGGAAGGCGTCTTCCATTGATTCTGCGATGGTGGCTTTGGCGTGGGCTGGTCGTGCGACCTTTGCCACATAGTTGAAAATCTCGATGAACTCTGTCATTGGTCTGGGCCTTCTGTGGGCTGGTTGACAGCGCCAACCAAAGCCGCCGCCCAATCCTGCCAGTTGTTGTAGATGTAGGGGCCGGGGATGCCCTCATTCGTGAACACATCAATCGCCTTCAACCCAGCCGCCCACTGCTTCCAGTCTGTTTGAGGCGATGGAATCGACAACTGTTGACCCGCATACGCCTCGCACATTAGCGCCGCCCACGACTCAAAGGTGTGAAACCGAGGATCGTAGACAACAGCCAGTGCCATTTTATGGCCTTACATCGCCAACATTAGCATGGAGCAGAACTTTACCCAACTGGTAGTCACCCCCAGCCACATTGCTTGAGAAAGTCAAGCGCAACTCACGGCGCTGTTCCCGCAGGTCAATCTTGCGGGTGTCAGGGCTAAATGCGTAAGGAGGAGAGGTTGTGTCCTCCGCCTGCGCAAATGGACGGCCAGTAACTTGGAAAGTCATCTCACCAGACATGATGAAGTCAGGCTCCATACGCTCTAGATGCAACCAGTAGTTGTCGCCCACAGGCGAAGCCTGCGACGGGCCACCCTGCACCCAACCCAAGTCAGAGGTCGTAAAGTAACTCTCAATGGCGTTGGCCGTTTCGCCAACAACCTCATCGGTTCCAATTTCGTGTTGCCACAAAGTGATTCGGCCAGCCGTGGTGCTGAAGTCAGCCGTCACGGTCGCAGACGCTGTGGCCGCATTTGAAAGCGTCACGGTGAAGTATCCAGCCGTTGCGCTTGGGGCAATCGCCAAAATCAAAGTGTCAGCAGGAATTCCAGTCGCCGTCACCAGTTGATTGATTGCAATCTGGTTTGTAATTGGAACCTCGATGCTCGTCGTTGAGTTTGTGGTGATCGTTGAAGAGAAGACCAACTCTTGGGTGGTCAACACATTACCCGCATTGATGGGGTAACGAAACACCTGAGAGAAGTAACCAGCAGAGCGGCGTGCGCCATCGGCTGTGCCTGCGTCATACCAGCAATCTTCACGGGTGTTGTAGATGATGCAGTCGTTGCACTCTGTCGAGTCGCCAGACGGGAAGAACCACCAAATCTCGCCAAACCGAGGAACCTTCTGCGCATACACCTTCTGACTTTGCGCATAGTTTAAATTGTCAAAAAAGTAGTTTTGGTTGAAGTTGTTCTTGAGTTCTTTGACCACACCGTTGTACAGCAGGAATCGGTCAACGCCAATCCAGTAGTAGATGCCGTCATACTCAATGACGCACTGGCTTGAAAGGATAGAAGACTGGCTGGAGATGATGTCATACCGCCAGTAGAAGGTCTGAGGTGTGCTTGCAACCGTAATGGTCGTCGGGGTATAGGACACTCGGATCAACGAATCAAGCGCCCAGAACAGGCCAGAAGGAGCGTTTGAGCCGCCTCGCACTGGCAACCCCTTGACGATCTTGGTGGAGGCTACATTGACCTCGTTGGAGTCTGGGCCGTTCCAGTCGTAAGGATTGCCAGCCACGCAGTTCTTGATCAGGCCGTTGTCACCATAGACAAACACATATGGGTGCAACACAACCACGCCGCCAGCAACCTCGATGATGTCGCCTGTTGGCGTCGTTCCAGAGGTGTCGGTCAGAGGAGACATGGTCGTGCCAGCAATGTTGCCAGCCAAAACAGGGGTCACCGTTGTTTGGTCAATTTGAGCCAAGTTGAGGCCGGGGTGCGCCAACAACAACTGATTGCCTGAACCCTGAGAATCAAACGAGGAATCAAACTGCCAAAGGTTTAAATCGCTTTCAGTAAACCCATCGTTGATTGTTGCGACATTGATTGAGAATCCGCTACCAGTTCCGCCGATGCTGGCCGCTGTGGCGCTCAAAGTGTTGCCAACAACATAGCCGTTACCAGCAGTTGTCAGGGTCACCGTGGTCACAGTATTGCCAGACACCACAATGGTGGCCTTTGCGCCCGATCCAGAGCCACCAGTAAGGGTCACATTGGTATAAGTACCGTTGGTGTACAGCGTACCGCCAACCAAAGTGTTGAGCGTCAAAACCAAACCTGTGAAGGTGAACTGGTTAACGCCGCCACCGATACCTGTGTTGTCAATGTTGATGACTTCAAGGCCGTTGTTGTAGCCGTTGAAAACTTGGTTGTTGCCGTCAACAGAGTTGACATAGATGCCGCGAGAGTATCCATGCGCCTCTTCTGTGATGGCTCTGTACCCGCCAATCTTGCGGGGACGGCCACGCTGGAAACGAACCCAGCGGCCATCGGTGTAGAAGTTCATGTCGAAGATCGTACCGTCGCGCTGGACGCCGGGTTGCGTATCAATCGCAAAAACCTTCTTGGTCATCAGTAAGTCCCACCAGCGATGCCGCCAGTAAAGTTGCCTGTTCCAACAATGGCAAGACCAGAGGCGGTCAATGTTGATCTCAGCACACCAAGGATTGCAATGTTGAATTCACCAGCGGCGGCGTGATACACGCCAGTCGTTGTCTCTGTCGCAAAGTTTAATGATGGTGAACTAACACTGCCATTGTTCAAACTGATGGCGGAGGAGCCAGCCAAAATTGTGTTGGCGTTGAACAAGTTGACAGAGTCGCAAACCAGTGTGGCTTGAGAGCCAGCGGTAAGGGTCGCACTTGCGCCGCTACCAGTTGTAATGGTCAATGTGTAAGGGCCAGTCGTTGCATCAACGATGTAGTACACCTGCACCGTAGGGGGCACAACAATGGTCACATTGCCAGTCAAAGCGCCCGTGTACTTCTGGATCACATTAGACGCCTCAGAGGCTGTCAGCGTGTAACTTCCAGAGGTCACCGCTTTAGTCAACTGAGTGAAGTTGAACTGAGTCGATTTGCCAAGGCCAACGGTGTAGAAGGTTGTGCCACTGCAAACAATAATTGCGGAATCAGTTGGCTGGAGAATGATCGAAGCAGAGCCATTGATTGTGTCGCCACTTGTTCCATCAACAGTCAATGCACCAGTTCCGCTGTTGCGAACAAACATGAACCAGTTATCCCCAAGCGTAGAAGCAAGGGTCATAGTCAGCGTGCCAGCACCACCCGTCCACACATAAGTGCTAGAGCGATCAGATGTGGTGGCCGTATAACTTGAAGAGAAGGTTGTGACTGGCTGGCTTTGGTTCAGCGTCTGGCCGATTGCCAACAAGCCATACCCAGCAAGGGTGGCCGCATCAGCACCAGAAGAGCCAATGCCGTAAGCAATGATGCCCCAAGTACCCGCCACCGTTGGGTTGGCCGTGATGTAAATGTACTGCGCTTGACCAGCGGCAACCGTGACAATAGTGTTTGCGCCCGTGTAGTCTTTGACCGTCAAAGCAACAGCGCCCACATTTCGGATTAGCGCGTCATTACCAACCGAAGTTTGATTGGCGGGCGGCATCCACAACTCGTTGGCCGTGGAAGCGGTAGACACCTCCATGATACGAGCGGCGGCATCGTCAGTTGCTGTGCCATTGATAGGCCATTCCAACTGCAAGTCAGCCGTCAGAATAATTCGGCGATAAGAGACATCCGTTGGCTGGATGACATTACCTGTGAAGGGGCTGTTATATGACATGATCAGGTATCCAATACTGCGGCTTGACGGTCACCAATACGCTGAACATCTTCTTGCTTCAGTGTCTGCATAATCTGGTCATAGTTTGCCTGCCACATGGGCATCCGCTCGTCGTTCTTGAGGAACGGCATAGACTGCAAAAGAGAGCCGTACAGCAACGCCTGCGGGGCGTAAATGGTGAACCAGTTCGTTTGGTTTGAAGAGTCGAGCGGTTGGATGCGCTCGTAATACAACACCTCAAAGGTGTAGTTGGCGGCTGGCGTAGGAACCACCAGCCAGTGTGTGTAATCGTAGTCGCCGTAATAAACAGGAACACCTGTTTCTGTAGCATCAGGCCAATACTCACGCAGGTACTCATACTTGCGAAGTAGGACGGGGGTGCGGCTACCAGCCACCACAACATTCATTGAAACTGTTTTGTGCCAACGAGCAGGCTTGTCAATGACCGCTTGAGTGGCCGTCATCGTGCTGGTGTTGACTGTTAGGTTTCCCAAAAACTTGATCTGGCTGGCAATGATCTGCTCGGCCAGCATGATGAAAAGAGGGATTTTGTCCAGCGTCTGGGTGTCAGATCGCTCCAAATAAGACTGGATATTTTCGACCAAGGAGTCGTAAGTCATTACCGATGCGGTCGTCATTTGTTCTCCTTATCCGACATTGCGCTCAAAATGCGGGCAATCTACCAGCGATTTGAAGTTGCCTCCCCAGCGGTTTTTGGGGTGCATATTCTCCCAATACGCGCCCAGCGGAGCAAGGGTTTCTTTGTTCCAGATTATCTGCCCATCCTTGAAAAAGTTCAAGTCGATAGCGCACCTCTTGAGGTGAATAGAGTTCATGGTCTTAGAGCGGCCAGCCTTCACATGGAGGGCTTGCTGTTCAGGTGTGCGGGCCAACTCCCCACCTGTAACCTTAAAACCAAGGCCAGTGGCGTATACGATTAGTTTGCAGGCATCTAGCAGGAATGCCGCTTGTTCGTCACTCAGGCTCATTCTTTGTCCTTTTTGCGCATTTCCATGACCTTCTCGACGGTGCGGCCACCAAAGTAGGCGGTCATCACCAACATACCCCACTGGCCTAGCAAAGCAACATAAGCCTCGTTGACCTCGATGCCTGCGGCACTTAGGCCAGCAAAGAGCAAGTAGGCGGTCAGGATGTAGATCAGAGTCCCGGGGCGGATATTTTTGGACAGCCACGAGTCAGAAGACATATCAGCCTGCCAACGCTTGGACACATTGTCTTCTTGGTTTGCTTGGGCTTTCAATAGCGCCGTCAACTCTTCTTGCTCAATACGGGCCTTCTCAATACCCAACTCAAGCAGGCGCTCTTCGTGGTCATATTGCAGTTGGCGCAACTTGGCAACTTCGGCGTCAGAAGGGTTGTCAGAAATCTTGACGCCAAGAGCGTTTTCGACGACTTCTTTGCCCTTTGCTTGGATTGCAGAAGACAAAAGGCCCAGACCGTTCTGAGCCAATGTACCAAGGAGGGATGCAACGATTGGAATCATGGTCACCCTTTTAATTCAAAACTTAGATTTGCATGACGGGGGTATTGCACAACGCGCTCCCCTTCAGGGCATTTATATTTGATCGTTGCCAACAAAGTTGCTTTGCCGCTGGCAATCTTTTCTTTTCTCACCATTGTGAGTTCGTAGGTAAATGTGTCAATCTCTGGGCCTGCTGGGCCACTGAACTTGCTTGCGGTGGTGGTTGCCTCATGCACCATGCCTGCCGCATCACGAATGCTTGGTGTAAAACTTTCAACAGAGCAATCATCCCGCTTCTTTATTCTTGCCACCGTGACAGTGATTGGTTTGTCAGCCTCTGCCACAATTTTAAAATTCTCTGGCGACCATTCAATAATTGCTCGGTCAAAAAAGCCAAACTTATCGGCAAGCGTGTAACTGCCGCCTAGTGCGGCAACACTAGCGGCAACGGCTCCGATGGCTTTGGTAAGGTCAACCATTACAGTCCTAGAACTTTTTTAATGAGTTCGCCAGCCACACCGGGGCCAAACAGCACGCACACAATCACCCCATACAAGAGGTACTCAATCTTGGTCATGCGCTTTGAGCCATCGTCAAAGCGACCCTGTATTCCCTCATAACGCTGGGCGCAGATGGCTTCGTGGACGCTTAACCGCTTGTCTGTCTCTGAGGCAAGTTCGTGAACATCCGCCATCTCATTCGTCTTTCTGCTCCGCCTCTTGAGGCTTGGCCGCATCTTGGATGGCTTGGATCAAATGAAACACTTCCTGATAAGGACGAGTTCCAAGGTAGCCAAGAACTTGGTTCACTGCTTCGACTGGTAGTTCAATTTTCATTTTTATTCCTTATGTAGCCAATTGCCAATTGCCGCCAGTTTGGCCGACTGATGCAAACTCTTGCGCCGTTCCGCTCCAAAACAAAGTCTGGGTGCCAGTACCGACGGTGAAAACGCCAGTCACTGGCTCGTAAGCGCCAAGCAAATAGCCAACAACACCGTCAGGCAGAGCATAGCCACTGGTTGAAACGCCAAGCAGGTTCTCTGTTGTTTGAGTTAACTGAGGAGGCGTTGCGTTCATGCCGTTTGCGAATGTTAATGTGTCGCAAACAGCAATATTTGCGGATAAAGCAAAAGATGTAGGAGTTGTCATAATACTGTTACCACCTTTGCTGAAATGTAAGTTGTAGAGTCTCCATACCCAACGGCCAACTTGCTGGAACCAAGGTAAGTCACAGTTGGAACTCTTGATGCGGTACTAAGAATTGTTCCCGTTATGCTTGAAGTGACCGATGTTCCGCTGATTGTCAATATTTGACCAAGCAAAGCAGATGACGAATTAACTACTGTCGTGAAGAATGCTTGTGTACTGCTTATTGCCGCACCCACTGGGCCGCAATCGTAATTATTAAATCCAACCGCATACGAAGTAAGCGTCACAGGAGTTCCAACTGTTATTGTTGTCCCGCTTATTGTCATGCCTACCGCTTTGAAATACGCTGTCGATGATGCCCCATAGGCGGCAATTGCAGAGGTCGCAGTCACAGCGCAAATACCAAACGGGTCGCCAGATGGAGATGCATCAAGAACAGTTTCAGAACCAGCAGTGATTGTTGTGCCACTAATTGTCAATGCTGTTGCAACAAGTTTCCCGCTGTTTGCGCCAGTAAATGGGCAGTTTGCAACAATACCAGTTGTCGATGAGCCTGAAGTTACATAAGCGTAGTTGCCAGTTGATCCAAACGATGTTGGTGAACCCCAAGAAACTGAAGTACCGCTCACTGTTGCAATTCGCGCTTTATTGCCGTAATTGTCGATGCACAATGCGGTGGTGCTGGTCAAGGCAACACAAGTTGAACTGCTTGCTGTAGTTCCAGCGGAAGTCTCAGAACCCGCTGTAATCGTTGTGCCGCTAATTGTTATGGCTGTAGCCGCCCAGACACTGCTTGTATTGCCGTATGTAATCAACGCAGAAGTTGAAGATAGAGCGCAACAACCAACACCTTGCGGAGACAAGTCAGAACGAATTATTACTGGTGTGCCAAATGTGATTGTTGTGCCACTTATTGTTGCAACCACAGCATAAAGATTGGCCGTTCCAGAACCTGTGTTATATCCAATGTATGCGTACAAAAACGAGGACGACGACAAAGTCGCAACTGAACTCCTTTGCAACTGAAGCGTAGCCACATTGGCTTGAGAGCCTGAAATAAAAACGGGAGGTATAGGCCACACTCCTTGCTTTTTATATCCAGCCTGCTGTGAAAGCGTCCACATCCCCTGTGCCGACGATGTCGATACAGTTGGTGCGTTTTTACTTATAAACCCACCGGGGTACTGTTCAGACATTTGTCACCTCAATCCAAGATGTTGTTGGCTCGTCCCACTCATAACGCTTGTCGTCAGTGGGCATGGGTGTTGGTGAATTCCACAAGCAAGTGTCTTCATTCAATGTCCAAGAGGCAAATGGCTTGGGGGGAATAAATGCATCACGCTGGGCGTCGTAGGTATAACCAATACCTGCGTAGTTCTTACGCAATGGACGACCTTCTGGGTGCTGACCGCCACGGGTGTTGTACGAAGTTTGAACCCAGCCTTCTCCTGTATTAGAAGAAGTCCAAACCCAACTTGGCCCAAACAAGCCAGAGTCAATAACATCTTGCTCCGCCACAATAACTTGTGTGACGATGCCGTTTTCTACTTTTGCAAAATGTGCCATGATGTTCCTCAGAATGTAATTGAACCAGAAGAGTTGAATTGGTAAATGGTATTTCCACCGCTAGTTGTTACGGTTGGAGAGCCTGTGGTAGATGATGCCGCCACTGGTGTGCTGATAATTACAACGCCAGAGCCTCCATTACCACCACTTCGCCCTCCTCCGCCACCACCACCGCCACCTGTATTAGCAGTTCCACTTGTGCCAGTACCGCCTGAACCAGCACCCCCGCCTCCAGTACCACCTGAACCGCCAGTTCCACCACTGTATACCCCGCCACCACCACCACCAGCGCGAGTTACAGAAGTTCCTGTTATAGAAGAAGCAATACCATCTCCACCATTTCCACCAGTTGAAGAGTTTGGAGCATTACCGCCTACTGCGCCTGCGCCGCCACCACCACCACCAGCATAAGGAGAGCCACCAAAACCAGAACCGCCGTTATTTCCCTGTCCTACAGTTCCAGCGCCACCAGCCGTAGAAGGGCCAGCGGCGTCGCCGCCACCACCAGAGCCACCTGCTTTACCAACGCCATCAAAAGTAGTGCCACCACCGCCTATTGAGGTGAATGCACCAAATACAGAGTTACTTCCATTAGCAGAAGAACTAGCCGCACCACCACCACCTACAGTTACTGTATATGCTCCTGATGGACTTAAAATTGTTCCAGAAAGCAATCCACCAGCGCCACCCGCTCCAGTGTAAGCACCGCCACCGCCAGCAACAACTAGATAGTTAATTGAAAAAGGTGGGCTAGGCCAAGTACCTCCACCGATTGCTTGCATTTGCTGTCTTGATGTCCAAAGACCTGAATAATTAGGCATTGGTTACCTCCACCCAAGATGTTGTTGGTTCATCCCACTGATAGAACTTACCATCAGTTGGTCGTGGAGTTGGCGCTTCAAAGGAACAAGTTGACTCATTAAATACCCAAGATGCAAAACCATTTTCCGCCCATGCATCTTTTGTTGCCTGCTGTTTTGCGGCAATCTCTTCAGCCGTCATTTGCTCAACTGAAAACACATCGGTGTATGCACCATTAACCATCTGATAAGAAACAGTCTGGTTTTTTTGGTACACACCAATTGCAGGAGGTGCAACTCGTACAAACCGAGCAAATTCAGCAGGCAGATTGTTTGTATCTACATTAGGAAATGCTTGGCGGAAATTGTCACCAAGAATTGGGTGTTCAAAAGGTTGTCCATCTTTTATGCGAATAAAGAGTTCCATTACAGGTCTCCTGTATTTGTGGATGGGAATGAGCGAGTAACACCAGAAAAAGAATAGATGATGCGAACAGCACCGACTCCACCCACGCCTCCATTGTGCGTACCACCATTACCTGTTGATGGGTTTCCGCCACCACCGCCACCACCGTATGCTCCGCCTGCGCCGCCATTTGCGTAATTTGGAGCAACAAAACCAGTACCTTGTGCGCCTCCAGAGCCACCTCCGCCACCGCTAGGGCCAGAACCACCAGCGCCGTTAGAGCCTTGCCCAAGAATACCTACACCGCCACCGCCGTATCCGCCAATAGAGCCATAGCCAGAAGAGGCTCCACCACCTCCACCGCCACTTCCTGCCGAACCTGCTGTGTTTGAAGAATTAGATTGCGCCCCAGCACCGCCGTTACCAGCGTAACCGCCTGCGCCGCCACCGCCGCCGGGCCAATAATTTCCTGAGTTGTATTGACCACCATTTGCACCATTTCCACCATTGCCGCCACCATCACCAGCGTAATCGCCACCCGCTCCAGCGCCAGAGCCGGGGCTTGCACTACTTCCGCCATTACCACCGCCCCCACGCACAAGGCTAGTGCTGACAAAATAACTTGTTCCACCATTTGTTTGGGAGCCAGTAGACATAACAGCGCCAGCGCCAACAACAACCGTGTATGAAGAGCCAGAGGTCACAGAGTAGCCGTTTTTGTACCCAAGACCACCGCCACCTCCACACGCGCCAGCGTAATACCCATCTCCAGCACCTGTAGCAAAACCGCCACCACCGCCGCCGACACAGACAACAGAAACTGTTGCTGGACTTAGGCTTGGGGGCGCAACCCATGAGTATGTCCCAGCAGTTGTGTATGCAACTTGGCTTGGAGGAGAGGGCGTTGCACTGTTACTAGCCGCGCTTGCTGGGCCAGTTCCAAATGCATTTGTTGCAACAACAGTGAAGGTGTATGCCGTGCCGTTTGTCAATCCACTTACTGTAATTGGCGAAGACGCACCAGTGCCAGTAAACCCACCGGGGCTTGAAGTCACCGTGTAGCCAGTAATTGCCCCACCACCAACATTAGCAGGCGCCGTAAAAGTTACAGATGCAGAAGTATCACCAGCCGTGGCTGTACCAATCGTCGGCGCATTAGGCGTCTTCAATGGGAAATACGATGCCGTCAGTATGGCGGCTTGATAGCGCATCGACATAAGTCGCTCCTATCAGGATGTGATTGCTTCGTAAGACGATGTCAGTTCAATTGCGCTACCAGTGCCAACAGTCACCACAATGGATTGAGCCTCGCCAACATAAATGCTGGTGGTCTTGTCCATGATGATGAGTGATGCATTTGCTGGCACACTGATTTGGTAGGCAATATCGTAAGCCGTACCACCACCACTGACTGCGCTATTGATTGACACTGTCACCGCAACGGCAGATGCCGTTACATTGGCCGCAACAATGTTGCCAATTTTATTGACCGTGCCAACAGCAGGAGTCAACGCAGTCCATACGGTTGCGCTCGTTGTGCTAGGAATTAGATATGTCGTGTTACCGTAAATCGAGGTGACATTGACTATGTTTGGGTTTGCCATGATTGCTCCTTATAATCCAAAAATCATCGCCATAGCGATGGACTTACCAGTGTTGATGCCGCCAAGCGCCGTAAGCGCCGCAGAGGCAGAAGTTTGACCTGTACCGCCATTGGCAATCGCCAATGTTCCAGCCAAGGTGACCGCACCAGAAGTTGCCGTTGAAGGCGTCAATCCAGTAGTTCCTGCGCTGAAAGTTGTTACGCCTCCTGCTGGAGCCGCTTGCCACGATGCTGTTGTGCCGTTAGAGGTCAGCAAGTAACCGTTTGCGCCGATTCCAAGGCGAGTTGCACTGTTTGTGCCGTTACCTAGAATCAAGTCACCAGTGGTGGTAATAGGTGACAAAGCATTGAACGCCGCACCTGCTGTTGTCTGTCCAGTACCGCCGTTTGCGATTGCAAGCGTTCCAGCAACCGTTACAGCGCCTGAAGTTGCTGTTGCAGGGGTAAGGCCAGTCGAGCCAAAAGAAATCGTTGTAACGGGCGCTGTGACGGCGTTTGACGCCAATAACTTTACAACACCTGCGCTGTTCTTAAAGTACAACTTCTCGTCTAGAGTGTTAAGCGCCAACTCTCCAGCAACAAGATTTCCAGCAGAGGGAACAGCCGCCGCAGTGGTGCTGTAGTACAGCGAAATTGGGGTGAAATTTAAAGCCGCCATTAGAAGGTTCCTCCTGAGATACCGCCAGTTGTGCCTGTTCCAACGGTCAGCACGCTTGTGGATGAATTATAAGAAAGGTTTGCAGATTGAGCCAGTACACTGGTACTTGAGGCAAACAACACCCCATCTGCCGTAAATGACGACAAATTGGTTCCGCCGTTGGCCGTTGGCAGGACGCCAGTGACACCAGTGGTCAGCGGAAGGCTGGTTCCTTGATCCAAGTTATAGGTGTCGCCAGTTTGAATCTCTTCAATCGTGACACCAGCAATTACGAGTGGGTATCGTGCCGTCATTTTCTATTCCTCAAAATAAAGCCACATTGACTATGGTTACGCCGTCATGTAACAAGACAGGCAGGTAACCACTTCCAACAGGGATGTTTGTCGATGATCCGCTATGCAACACAACTGGCAAATATGTCGGATTCAAATCCCAGTAAGGGGTTGTGCCATTTGACTTCAACACCTGACTGTTTGTGCCAATTGGCAATTTTGACAATGCTGTAGTGCCAGAGGCATACAGCAAATTACCAACCGCGTAGGAAGACTGCCCAGTTCCACCAAGGGTGGCTGGAACAGTTGTCAATGAAATTACCGTGCCAGTAACATTGATTGGCGTAGTTCCAGTGTAAACCTGTGAACTGCTGAATTCAGCAAACTGAATGTTGGAGGTGCCAAATGTAATTGTGCCTACTGGGGCGCTCAAAACATAAGCAATTCCCTTGTTGACCGTGCCATTTTGCGTGTAAAAATAATCGTTCAGGCTAAGTTGATTTGAGCCAGAACCATAGGTGTCAGCGTCTGTAGCGCGAGTCAGAACCGTTCCGCCAGTCGCCCATGTATAGATGCCGTTGTAGGCTTGGTTGGTCTCATCCTTGACCAGAATGCGGTTTGTATTGAGTAGCGTGTAGCCATCCAAAACAGTCAACGCAACAGACAAAGTGATGGTTGCTCCAACGCCAGCCGCGCCGTTGTTGTAGGTGACCGTGCCGCCAGTTTGCGCCGCAAGACTCTGAGTCGTTGCCGCCTGCACTGGCTGGTGGAATGTCAACCCTACAGCGGCCACACTGTCCACATACTGCTTGGTCGCCAATTGCAAATTGGTTGTTGGGTCTTGCGTAACGGCGACCGAAGTCAGGCCACCCAAAGTTGACGCTGTTGCACCCAGTGCAATGTTGGTTGAGCCAACGGTCAAAGAACTGTTTGTCAGTGATCCATTGGCAATGTTGGTCAGTGTGTTTGACGCGCCGCTGATTGTCTTGTTGGTCAGCGTTTGAGCCGCAGTGTTGGTGGTTACTTGGTCTGAAACAACAGAGGCAGAAGCCATGTTGAAAGCGCCACCAGTGATTGTCTTGCTGGTAAACACCAACGCGCTGGGCAACGAAATAACAGGGGTCTGACCGCCAGTTGAGTCAATTTCGCCAGCCGTACCAGACACAGAGGTCACAGCGCCGATAGCCGTAGCGGAGATGGAAATATTTGCCGCCGCAGTCAATTGACCTTGAGCGTTGACCGTGTAACTTGGGACTTGGGATGACGAGCCGTAAGTGCCAGCAACTACAGTGGTGTCAGAAATTGAAATGGTGCCCGTAGAGGTAATTGGGCCACCCTGCAAGCCAGTACCAGTTGCCACCGAAGTAACGCCAGTGCCAGCGGCAATAATTTGCCACGAGCCGTTGATGTAGCCTTCAAACAGCGCCACATCGGTGTTGTAGCGGAACATACCATTCACGCCAGTTGGGCGCTGTGCTGTTCCGCCAATTGGCATGGTGATGCTGGCGGTGCCGGGGATTATCGGGTTTGGCGTGATGCTGATGATTGGCGTCGTTGTGCCATTCAAAACGCTGATCTGGTTGGTCGTGCCATTGACATTGGTCACCGTACCGTCGCCAGAGCCAATGTTCACCCAAGAGCCACTGATGTAGCCCTCAAAGCGGTTTGTGGTGGTGTTAAAGCGAAACTGGCCGCTGACACCTACAGGCTGTTGACCAGTCGTGCCCTTGGGGATAACCACGCCACCCGTCCCGGGGAGCGTCGCGTTGTCCACAATTGAAATTGTTGGAGAACCACCAGTGCCATCACCATTTGCAATGCCAATTTGATTGGCCGTGCCCGTGATAGATGTGGCGTTCAAAACACCGCCAGAAGTGATGGTCATCAGGCCATTGGCGCTCAAATTTGCCAAGGAAAGGACTTGACCCGCCAAAGCAACTGTTGGGTTGCCTGCGATGCCGTCACCGTTGGTAATCCCCAAGCCAGCGCCAGTAACCGCTATAGAACGGTTCGTAATGGCCGTAGAAGAGGTTTTTACCTGAAAGCCAGTGCCAGAGTTCACCAAAGACAATAAAGCGCCTGTGGTGCTGATATTGAAGAGTCCCTGCGCTCCGCCGTCAGTGATTGACAAGCCATTGCTCACCCCAACATAGCGGCTGTTTGCCAACTGAGGCGTTTGATTGACCGTCAGGTATGTGTACACCTGCGACGGCGATGCGGAGATTGCACCCGTCGTTGTCTGCACGGTCACGCCATTTTGGACGATAGGAACCGCTTCGGTGCCTGTGATAGCACCAGCGGCTGGCAGTTGGGTAATGGCGACTTGTGCTGACATTTATGTACTCGTATTGTCGGGCGGATTCGGGGCAATCGTATCCTTGTTGCCAGTCAATGTGGGCGTCTGTGTGTTCTGCTCAGTCGAAATCTGGAACTGGCTTGTGCCATCCATCGATTGACTGCCAGTCATCAGGTAGTTATCGCCAGCACCGATAGGTACATCAGGACGAGGAAACCGCAGGTTGATACGCTCGGTCTTGCGGGCGGCAAGGCGATAGGGGTCAAACTGATCCCTGCACCCTTGGTCGCACACCCGCAGGCCGGGGAAGTTGGGGTCTGGCCCCAATTGCACAAAGGCGCGTTTCATCTTGCATCGGTCGCATACGCCGATGGCAATCGAAGTCAGTCCTGTTGTGTCAAGAAAGATTGGCATTACGCTGTGTACACCGAAATGTTCGGTGCCCAGTAAATTGGTGAGCGGTCGCGCTCTTCTTGCTCTGCAATGTAGAGGTGCTTCTCGGCCATCTTCTCCAGATACCCGATGCGATCCATCGCAACTTGAGGCAGTTCGAGGCTCATCTTGTGAGCCAGCATCATTTGCACAGCCTCATACCAACGCTGTGGAATTTCCAACTCGTCGGTCAAAGAGCCGACATCCTCGATCTGGCGCGAATACCAGCAAACCATTTGCACAAAAGCAGTTGACGGCACAGGCCAAATGTAGATTTGCGGATTCGGAATCTGGCGGTTGTACCAATACTGGTACGGCTGATTGGCCGTGAAATCTTTGTTGGGCAGGTTGGTGTAGTCGTCACGGTTGAGCGAAGACATCTGCACCTCAAGCGAATTGTTCCCAAAGTACAACTCACGCACAGACAGCGTCGTGCCGTTATAGACACGGCAACGGTAGTAGGGGACAGTCTGACCTGCTTCGATGTCAGTCCAAATCCACTCGTTGTTCACAACAGCAACAGTGCCAAGATCAACCAATGTGCCCCATGTCACGCCGTCTTCTGACCATTCGTAGATGATTGACCAAGTACCAGTGGCCGCAGGCAACAAGCCGATGGAGCCAATGTAGATGGGGTTTGATGTGCCGTAATTGACCGTGATGTTGCCGTTGGCCGATGTCTGCGTGCAAATGGTGTCTACATCGCCGTCATACGCGTTTGCAATCGTTCCGCCAGCAGAAGTGGTGTATGACCCACTAGGACGGCTCATCGTGCGATACAGCGTGTTCCAGAGGTCAATAGAACCCTTGGGCAGGTCGTAGATGTACTTGTCAGGGGTCAGGCCAATGACCTTCTTGGTCATCGTCCAAAATTGAATGCCTCGGTTGCCCAGATCGGACAAGAGAAAATACAGCGACTGGCGTGCCGACAGAACCTGCTCAGAGGTCAACTCTTCGGCGAGTTTCCCACAGCGTCGAGCGCCGTGATCAATCAATGTCTGAACATTGATGACTGTCTGACCAACAGTTCCTGAGTATGCCATATCAACATTTCCATCTGTTTAAAGCCGCCGCCTTACGAGTTGGCTGACCTTTTTCATCTTTCATTGGCCCTGCCATCCCGCTCATTCTTGCGCAAAATGAATCTTTGCGTGAGCCACCTTGAGGTTGAGGAGCCTTGAGGTTTGAACCAGTCTCTCGATTGTACTTCTCGCGACCTTTTTGTGTAAGACCTGCGCCTTGTTTTGTTGGCAATTTTTCGCCACGGCTAACAGAAAGGTTTGGCCCGCCTTCTTTGAATTTTTTACCTTCATCAGCCTTGGCAAACTCTTTGCCAACCTTTTGAGGGATGCCTACCTTTTTGGCAAAAGAAGGGTTGTGCGCAACCGCTTCCATCAATTTGTGTTGGGAGGATGATTTGCTTGGCATGATTACCAGCAAGAATTTTTAGCAGAACCGCCAGTTTTCATTTTGGCGGTTTTTGCCGATTGCTTAAAGTCACCAGCCGTTGGCGCACCTTTGCTACCCACTCGGCGCATCTTTTCGCCAGAGCCTTCAGCGATTCTTTCACGCTTTGCATTGATGTTGGCATACAAGCCCTTCGGTTTTTTTGACATGATCAACCGCAGAAAATAGTCACTGCCGCACTTGCAGGCAAGGTGACATGGATGTTTGTGCTGAAGCGAATCCCATTACCCGGCAACAGCGTCGAAAACGGGTTAGTCGGTGTGGCAGAAATGTTTACTCGCAAACGCACAGTGCCAGATGCACCACCATCGCGAAAAACAATTTCACCAGCCGTTCCGCCCGTCAATAACTGATACCCAGCGAGATTTGTTGCGCCAGCGTAAATTGTTCCCGTCGCATCAGCGTGCGCCGCGAATACATTCGTCAATGTTGACATTTAATTCTCCAATTAGAAGCGGGGGCCGAAGCCCCCACTCGTTTTCAACAAGCGCCACCGCCACGCTTTTTAAGTGCTGGTGAGACCGTTACAGACTCTTTCGTCTTGGTCACACTTTCACCCTTGGGCATGAAGTAGTCCTTCGCTTTACCTGCAAGTTCCTTCACCATACTCAGTGGGTTCAATGCGTCTTCCAGTTCCATACTGTGCTTTTTGGAAGCATCGTATGCACCTTTGGACAAATCTTGCATTGTCTTACGCTCACGGTCAGTGATAGTTCCCTGACCAGAGGTAGGCCCACCATCAGCCATCTTTTGGTACTTGCTGTACTTCAAGTTGGTGTCAGCCTTGGCCTCTTTCATGGCCGTAGCGTTCTCCGCTTTGAAGTTTGCTTGCAAGCGGCCTTGGGCAGGGGTTACCTTGCCGCCGCTTTTGTAAGTACCTGTCAGACGATTGATGCTTACTGGTGTTGGAGGCTTTTTAGAGCCTTGGGGCATCGCGACGGGTTTGCCTGAATCAACAGTACCCCCCGTCGCGTAGGCTTTTTTTGTGGCACCACCTTTTTTGTAGCCGCCACCATTGCCTAGCGCAACGCCGCCAGTCGCATAGCCACCGCCGTTACCGTTCTTCACGCCGCCTGTCTTGCCACTGGACTTGCCAGTGTACTCAGCAGTGTGCATCTCAGTATTGCGATAAGGGCCAGCGCCTTTTGCGGAAACAGACTCAGGAATAACTCCATTGCCTGCCACACCGCCTTTAGCGTACTTCTTGACATCGCCGCCCTTTTTGTAGCCACCTTGACCAAGAGCAACACCACCAGTAGCAAGACCTTTATGGCCTTTGCTGGCAGGCTTGGACTCGTGAGACTTCAGTTCTTTTTCAAGACCCTTCATCTTCGACATCTCAGCCTTGTGTGTTGCCTTAGACTCGCCACCGTTTTTCATTGGTGTTGAAGGCATGGCAGGGTTGCCAATTGGTGCTTTGGGAGCCATTGCTGGCTTTGCGGCCATCGCCTTACGACGAGAGGCCATCGAAGGCTTGCCGGGGGCGCGAACAGGTGCATTCACAGCGGGACGGCCAATCAAGGCTGGAGTACCCGCCAATGCGCCCATAGCGCCACCACCATCGGCCATCTTCTTGTGACCAGCCTCGGCTTTGCCGCCTTTTTTCATGTTCACATGACCGCCCTTTTTGAGTTTTAACTCAACGGTCGGCTCAGTGGTCATCATTTTGACCATAGGTTTGAATTGGCCCATGATTGCTCCCCTTAAACTTTCTGAGCGTACACAACGGTCAGGCGAATAACGCCTTGAGTCGTGACGATCGTGCCGTTAGGGTCAAGCGTAACAACGACAGAGGTATTGTTACCAATGTCGCTCATAGCAAGCAACTGTGCGGCTGTAAAAGTTAAAGCAATACGACCACCAGCGAACACATCAGTCGAAGACACATATTGTGTGCCAGCGGCGGCTGTACCGATAGTCATAGGGATTGTTGTAGCGGTTCCACCACCCACGGCTTCGTTCACAACCATATCGGCAAAAAAGTCGATAATCTGTGAGGATGCAGGGAGAGTTAGAGTTGCGCTAGTAGCAGTGCCTGCGGCGGCAGTGGTCACAGTGGTTGTCTGAGACATGACGACAAAGCCGCCATCCACAGTGTCAGTCAAAGTGCCAGAACCTGCACGCAGGGTAGAACCAAAATAGGTTTGTGCCATTGTCTTGCTCCTTATTAGCGCAGGGGCCGAAGCCCCCGCTTGGGTTTAGACGCCGGGCGTACCGTACATCGCACGAGGATCGGTGAAGCCGACTTGGTAACGCTCTGTCGCCTTGTAGCGCATAGAGTCAGTCTCAAAATCGCCTTCCATCGTCTTCTCCAACTTGCGACGCATCAGCAACTTCATGCCTTCAGGAGCGTCTGTCTGCACCCACCATGCGGTGGCTGAAGTCAAACGGCTGATAACAGCGGCACCTTCGTCCAGCAAGCCGATAGACTTAACTGGGTTGATGTCGTTGTTGGCATTGCCAGCACGCAAAACAGATTTCAACAACACTTCCGCTTGGAAGACATTACCCGGGGCCACCACCAACTGGCGGGGAACCAAGCGAATCTTCTTCTGGTTGTTGTCCACTGCTTGACGAATCTGAATCAGCATCTGCTCAAGCGATGTCTGTGACAGGTTAGCGTCAGTGGTCAAGCGGTTGCTGAATGTACCGTTCACGATTGGGTGAGCAGTGCTGTTCAGTGCCACGCCGTCGCCGCCGGGGTACGAAGCATTGAACGCACGGTTCAAAATGTTCGCCGACAGAGTCTCTTTGGTCTCAATCAATGACTGAGCCAAGTGACGAGCGTAAACCTGACCGATGCGGATGTGGTCACCGTCCTCAACCAAAACTTTGGTCAAAGCGAATGCCAAACCAAAGACTTGGTAGACATAACGCTGGAGGAACAGCACGCCACCTTGTTGGTACGACACAGGAGTGCCGTCAGGCAACTGAGGTGCGGCACCAAATCCATACAGGACTGGCTCTTCGTGGTAGTTACGGGGGATGCCTTCTTGTTCAGTGAAGACGCGTGACCATTCGTCGGTGCGTTGATCGTATACACCATCAAAACACTCATTCAGAATGGGTTCGACAATCGAGCGAAAGTCGGTACTGCGCATTGGAGCGGCCATTTTTTAGTCCCCCTTAAACTGCGTTAACAGACGCATTGAACTGCGACTCGTTAACTTGAACTTGCACTACGGTGAATGCATCTCCCCATGCGTTATCAACGCCGGGGGTCAAACCAATAATCTTCAACTGTGCAGAAGAACCAGCGGAAACAACCGAGGTGCTAATGACACACTGAGAGAGTCCAGTGGTCGTGGAGCCTGCTGTAATAGAGGCAAAATCAGACTGAGCGCCCAAAGTAGTTTGTGCCATTGGGCCATTGGCCTGAATGTCATAAACGATGGCGGGGTCTTGGTAGTAATAAGCAATGCAGGAGCCAGTCACATATGCTGTGTTGGCGGGCCAGTAGTTGCTGATACGAACGCGACCAGTAGTGTCAGTCCATTGAACGCCTGCGAAGGCACCCAAGAACGCGTCACCAGCGGCGGCGGCTTGAATAACACCTGTTGTGTCCAACTTGACGGGCTGACCCTTCAAGATGTCACTGGTGTAACCAGAAACGATACCGTCAGTCAATGCGACAGCGCGATCCAAACCAGAGGGATGGAACGAGGGACGCAGACCAAACGGCTGATTCAATGAAGACATAGTCTTACTCCTTGTTTGGTTAAATTCACCCGCTCAGAAAACTGGTGCGGGTAACTGTTTATCAATATCATCCAAACCTTCGCCCTCGACCTGTCCCAACTTGCGCCCAGAACTATCTCGTCCCACGGCCTGCTCTGCCTGAAGGCGAATCTTGTTCGCTTCCTCAAGAGGCGCTTCGTGGTGGAAATGAGCCATGACATCTTGATACAAGTCCATTGGAATCTTGTACAAGAGCATCTCATTGCACGAAATAAACCCAGCGTGTTCCCCAGCCTTGACTTTGTTGCCATCCAGCCCGGGGAGTTCTTCCGCTTTCACGGGAACATAACCAAGTCGAATGCGCTTGTCGATGCTGTCATAACTGTTGGTCGTAGATAACCAGCAAAGGTGCCATCCCTTAATATCAGGGACAGACGGCAATGCACTTTGTGTCCATTCGTCCTTCCACGCCTTGCGGCGCTCATCGGCTGACACGAAATTATCCTCTGGTGCCTCTCGACTCTTGTCAAGACTCGCGCGATTTTCGCGTCCACCAGCGGATAGAGATTTTTTTAAACGAGAATCCATTTTCTTAACTCCTATAACCTTGATTTTGTTTGGCTTCCAATGCGTAGCGTCGAATCATCTTCGCCCGTTTATCAGCGTCATCCCACATTCCAGCATCTTTCATGGCTTGGACTTGATCGCGTGTTAACGCAAACTGATTTTTTCCAATCGCACTACTCGAAGAACTTTCGCGGCCTGAACTTGTCACAACATTCCTTGGTCTAGAATTCCGAATCGGTTTCTCATCGGTATCGCCAGTATAACGGTGTGGTAAATACTTTTGCAAGCGGTTGTCAAGTTCTTCCCAATACTGGGGCGTCTTGGGGTTCCAGCCTTCTTCAGCCATAGCCTGATCGATGGTCAAAGCGACCTTTGAGTCAGGGTCTTTGCCATTTGGGTCGTACCACTGGTTGTTTTGCATCCAAGTGTTCGCATGGCGCTGTAGTTGTGGGTCAGGGGCGCGAATTGTGCGTTCACGCTGGGGCGCGGTGGCCTTCTTGATCACAGTATCGAGGGCTTCATACTCTCTACGAGCATCAAACCACAATTCCTGTGCCGCAGTCAGCATTTCGCCGTTGCCAGTCTGAGTTGCTTCAGCAATTTTCTGTTTTGCGAACAGAATTTTGTTGTGCTTCTCTGTTTTGGCCGCATTCAAGCGTGCAAGGTCACTACCGTGCGACTTTTTCTCCAAAACCGACAATCTTTCGATCAATTCTTGGTTCTGGCGGCTCAAAAAGTCCAATTTATGGTCTTTTTCAGTCGAGACTTGCTTGTGGTACTCCTTGCGCTTGAGGCGTTTGAGGCGTTTTTGCTCTCTCAGTGCCTCTGCGTCGGGGTCAACACCACCACCAGAGGCCATTTCGGCCTCTCTGGCACGCTCGTCAGCCTCGTCGGAGTCTTCGTTTTGGGTTCTCGTTGGTGAAGGGATACTTTCAGGCAAATCAACGGTTGCGGAACCGTCTTTTTCCTCTTGAATCACAATCACTTCTTGTTGGGTTTCGGTACTCATAGGAATGCCTTCATTGCAAGTGGGTCACCAGTAAGTTTGGCGATGACTTCATGGTCGTTTAGCACCATGAAGAGGGCTGGATCATCATCGGAATGCGCGTCAGGGACTGGAACCTCCCAACGATCACCGCCCCACTTAGGGACGCGGATGAAATCACCTACCTCGCACCAAGTTCCCTCAACCCAAGGCTCCATCGTGTCGCGTTTTTTGAACGCCAATGGGCCAAGTGAGATCACTTTTGCGACCATGTTCTGCCACTTCTCGGTTTCTTTGGTCTCGGAGACCAAAATAATCCCAGCACTCGTTACCGTTTTCTTTGTTCGACGCAGTTGTACTAAAACTCTTGCGCCAAGGGGTATCGCACCGGGGTCTACAGCAGGAAAGGCTTCCCGCAAATCGGCTGAATCACCAGCCACCGTGCTATCTGTCATTGTCTTCTTCCTTTAGAAGGTTGTTGAGGATTTCAAGGGCTTCCTCAAGTCCTGCGATATGCCCGACCAGACGCTGGTACGAGGCGTAATCAGCGGCATTACCCGTTGACAAACCCTGCACCACCGCCTCTTTACGCGCTTTTACAGCGCCAATAAAGTCGGAGACATACCTCATGCGTTTCTCTTGTCAACGCCCTTGTTTTGGGAGAAATTCCCGTGGTCGCTGTTAGCCTCTGGTTGCGTCGCTTTTGATTGCTCTTTCATTTGTTGACCGTTGATCCATGCACCAGTCGCGTTGCGGTGTTGCTGGCGCACGGCTTCTGATTGCTCGTCTTTAAGGGTAATAGCCATTTCAATCTCCTAAGTTTCGTTGAGTAACATCTTGCAGTTTGATAGCAGTCTGCTCCTGCTCTTGTCGAAGTTTGACCTCGTCCACGGTCAACTCGGCAGTCTTCATTCGCTCTGTCGTGAGGTTGTCCTCTGCGTTCATCGCGATCTTGACCTGACGATCCTTGTCCTTCTGTTGCATTTCCGCTTGGAACTTCTGCGTATCGAAGGCAAGGCGTGCCTGATCTTCTGCGGCGCGGCGCTGTGTCTCGGCCATAGAAGCCTGCAACACGGCCTGTGCCTCGCCGTCCATAGGCGGTGCTGGTGGCTTGAACTGTTGCATCATCTGGCCCAACTGCTCCAGCGCAGGCAACAAGCCTTTGAACACCTCTTCGGTGTCCATTGACAGGTGCGTAGAGGCCAAGGCCACCGCGTTGTCGATCTGCTTGACCAGTTTGCTGTCCTCGTACTTGCCAAACTGCACACCAGTGTCGCCTTGGACATAGGTGGACATCTGGTTGGTGTACCAGAGCATCATGTGTTGCTTGATGTGTTCCAACGCATTCGGGATGAACTTGGGCGCGATCAGGCGGTTTGATCCCAAAGCGGGATCGAGCGCAAAAGCCAAGTGGGCTTGGATGTGCGCCAACTGATCCTGACGAGGGTATGCAAAGGCTGGGCGTCCCAATGCCATTGCGCTGTTCTCGTCTGCCGCGTTCATCTCCGCAGGCTTGCTTGCGTTCGGGATCAACTCGTTCACATTCGGAACCTTCAACTGCTTGAGCATTCGGTTCACCACCGCACGCTGGTCAAAGATCGCAGGGAACTGTGTGGACAACTGCAACACAGACTGCATCTGGGCCACGCGCTGTGTCTCAGAGAAAATGTGGGGATCACTTACAGGCACGATGTCGCTGTTGCGCTTGAAGTCTTCCTTCTTGACGGGCAACTCTGCCACCATGTCGCCACGCTTTTGCTCGTCCAAGTACCAGCGGTTCAAGCGGCCAACGATGCCAATGACTCGGCGCTGGCTCTCGTGCAGGCGTGAGTGGATGGAGGAGAACACCACAGCGCCTTGCTCGATCAGAGCCTGCGTTGTGCCAACAGGCATGGTGGACTTTGCGTCGGCAATCTTCTCTTCAGCGGTGGTGACCACACCCTTGGCCGCGTCGGTGATCCAGCCAAGCAACTTGAACAGCACCTCGGAAGGTGGGTTGAAGGGCATGGGCATTGCGATCTTGCGGATGTCGTCTACACCGGGGGCGCTCTCCACCTCAGTAATCTGCGTGACTTCGATCTGCTGACTTGCGCCAGAGATGCGTGCGCCCTTCAACTTCAGCATCGTGGCCGAGTTGTTGATGTGCGCAGTGTCCAGCAAGGCCCGTAATGCGCCCGTCAAGGCGGCGGAGAGACCTCCGATGAGGTGAGGTAGCCCAACAGCGTATGCGCCGCGCCAAGGGATGAATTTGAACTCGACGATCCAGTCCAACTTTTCCATCGACTCGTCGCCCTCTTCCCAATTGCGGTAGAGGCCAAGCACCTTGCTCTCCAACTCGTCAACCATCAGGATGTAAGGGGCGGAGTCGCCGTTGGTCACAGGGTCGTCGTCAATCGACAGCCATGTGTAGATGTGGAAGACGCGTCGCAGGCCGTCTTCGTTGTCGTCCCACGACTTGCCTTCAATCTTGTTGTTGGCCTTCTCGGCGGCTGTCTGCTCTGGCTCTGCGGATGCGCGGATCAGGCTGATGTCACGGTACAAGCCACGGTCGATGCGCTGTTGCATCTCCCAGCCAGTGATGTCTTGTTGCTCTGTCACGCGCTGGGCTGTGTAGAAGTTCACAGCGGCGAATGGCAGGAGGATGTTGTCGATAGGCACAAACTCAGCGCAGGGGCGGCGCTTTTTGTCGTCGTACCAAATTTTCATAAACTGTGAACCACCGAGAGGCAACTGCGTGAGCAACTGCTCCTGTTCGTCGCGGAACTCTGTGATCTGCTCAGTCAACTGCCAGTTCAGGTAGTCGCGCTTGCGTTCTGCGGTCTCGGTCTTCTCGTCAGTAACATCACCCAAAATCTTGGTGCGCACTGGGCCGTCAGGTGGGAACATTTCCTTGATGGCGCGGGCGGCAAAGTCCACGCACGCTTCGGCCATCACAGGGTGAACGACCTTCGATGCACCGAAGAAGTTCGCACCGCCCGGGGCATCGTCGCCCAAGCCCGTGCGCTTGAGTCCCTCTTCGTATTGCTTGTCCCTTTTCTCGCGGGCTTCCTTGTCCTTCTCGATCAGATCAAGGTATCGCATACCAATCTTCTCAAGGTCAAACAAGTTGATGGTCTCTGCGAGGTTCTCGTAGAAGTCTGGGTTCTCTTCTGGGCCTTGGTAGTCGCCCAGCGTCACGATGGCCGAGCCGTCCTCCAACTCCTCGACATCCTGATTTTCTTCAGGCAGGTCAGCGACAGCACCGCCGTCATCAGTCATCTTCAGGCCGTCAATGAAGCGGTCTGCGTTTGGGTCGTTTGGAAACTGTGTCGCCATGTTCAATCCTTAATTTGTTTTTTCACGCATCGCACCAGCCCTTGGCCTGCGTATTGCGTCTGCGGCCTTTACCGCACCTTTGGTCATGCCCTGTGCGCCCTTGATCATGCCAGTAGGCGAGAACAGGCTCAACATAGTTTCAGTCATGGGGCGATCCTCTCCAGAGGTTACACCGTATCTGTCCATCAAATCCTTGATGTGTTCTGATCCAGCGAATGGCTTTTCACTCGATAACCGAGTCGGTTTTCCCATCAGGCCAGTCAACGCGTCTACACCACTCAACCCCATGTTCATCATGTCCACTGGCAGGCCAAGTGCTGGCGCGAGAATGCCTCGGTTGCCGATGTCAGTTGCGGCGCGTGGCTTCTTGAAGGACTCGTACTCTTCCTTGCCTTGATCCACAGCCAACTTGCCCAACTGCTCGGCAACTTCTCTGGCCGTAGGCTCATCTGATGAGCCACCCTTGGACATCCGCTTTGCTGGCGCATCAAAGACGCTGACACGCCCGCCTTTAGCCATACCCATTCTCTCGTCAACCATTGCTCTGAGGCGCAGGTCAGCCAACTTCATGGACATATCTTCTTTGCGGTCTACTGCGCCGCCTTCCTTGCGCAGGAAGCCTTTGCCTGTGACCATGTCATTCATCACCTCAGTGGGTGACTTGCCAGTCTGATCGGCGGTGCGCTTGATCAGTCGCTCAAGGTTGTCCACATAGTTCTCTGGCTTGGTCTTGAGTGCGGTCACATCAGCGGAGCCGTACCAGCCAAGTGCCTGCGCTTCAGCGGGCGCGACACCGTGACGCTTTGCGCCGCGTTGCCACAAGTCCTCGAAGCCT